ACACAGAAAATGCATTAGATGAGAAATGGCTACACGCACTGAATGTAGATACTACACCAGAAAAACTATTAAAACTTAACATGAGTATGATTGATGATGTTGCTAAAACAATTAGTGACTTTATGAAGGATTACAAGGCAGAATACGCCGAAGCAGAAGACGAAGACAGACCTAAGGTATTGTTTGTAGTTGACTCGTTGGGTATGTTACTAACACCTACTGATGTTGATCAGTTTAACAAAGGTGATATGAAAGGTGATATGGGTCGTAAGCCTAAAGCACTAACTTCATTAGTTCGTAACACAGTTAATATGTTTGGACAGTACAATGTAGGACTACTAGCAACTAACCATACATATGCATCGCAAGATATGTTTGATCCAGATGATAAGATCTCAGGTGGACAAGGCTTTATCTATGCATCAAGTATTGTTATTGCAATGCGTAAACTTAAACTAAAAGTTGATGCAGACGGTAACAAAACATCACAAGTATTTGGTATTAGAGCAGCATGTAAAGTAATGAAATCTCGTTACGCTAAACCATTTGAAAGTGTACAAGTTGAAATCCCATATGAAACAGGTATGAGCCCATACAGTGGCTTGACTGACTTCTTTGAAGCAAAAGGTTTGTTAAAGAAAAGTGGAAACAGTTTAGAATACATTAGCCCGGTAACAGGTGAAGTAATTAAAATGTTCCGTAAACCTTGGAATGCAAATAAGGACGGCGCATTGGATATCGTCATGTCAGAATATGACAATGATGTAGCTGATGCAGAAGAAGAAATTATGGATAACATTGAAGAAAATACAACGGAGGTGGTAAATGAATCTTGATGAAGGAGATTTTGAGTTTATTTTTAATTTATACGATGAAGCATCAAACTTTATAGCTGATAAAGATAAACCAGACTTTGCTCGAAGAACAATATACCAGCTTCTCGACTTCGGGTTTGAACTAAAACCGGCATATAAAGAAATATCTGATCATTGCGAATACTTAGGTGAGGCACTTGAAGAACACTTATCGCAAGAAGAAGAAGAAGAAGATGTTTTTGACGAATACAACGAAGATGACGAGGAGTTAGAATACTAATGAGTGTATGGTATCGTAAAGTTACAGCAAATTTAGGAGAGATAGTTGCGGCTATCTCTCATTATGAAAAGCAAATTGATGAAGCACGATTTGAGTGTAGTATGAAAGGTGTACTAGAAAAGCAGAGCAGAGATATGCCTGGTATTGTAGAACATCGATTTAATCAATTACAAGAAGTAGAAGCAATACTTGAGTTTCTACATACTGAAATGCGTACATTACGATCCAAAACATTTCGTAAGTTTCTAGAAAACTACAATAAAGCACTTAGCTCGCGTGATGCAGACAAGTTTGTTGACGGCGAGCAAGATGTAGTAGATTTACAATATCTTATCAACGATTTTAGTTTGGTAAGAAACAAATACATAGGCATTATTAAGGCATTAGAAGCCAAACAATTCCAAATTAATAATGTTGTTAAATTACGTGCAGCAGGTTTAGAAGATATTTCACTATAAAAAGGTTGACAAGTAAGACATCTTGCTGTATACTATAGTTATAAATAGGAAATGTTTAATTATTCAACTTTACCACTGGAGTCTCAAATGAAAAAAACACCATGGCCAACTATTACAGTTATTGATGTAATGTGTGCAGCAGTCTTAGTTTATAACGATCAAGGATTTGTTCGTAGTGGACAAGGTTACACAGATACAGACACAGAATCTGGAAATCCCATTGAAATACGAGATAACAAAACTTGTATTGTTGATATTCTAGAAGATCCAGAAATGTCATTCTCTGAAGAAGAAATTACAAATGCTAATAATCTTATTGATAGTATTAATGGTAAGTTAATGATCAAAAAGATGACTAACAACCTCAATAATTTTGAGCAAAACGTTGCTAAAGCATTATCTGACCCAGAAGTTAATAAATTTGCAGTAAGTATTATTGCTAGTTTACCACATAGTGTAGTAATTGATAAAAAGCGTGAAGCAGTTGACGACAAGATGTCTGCACTAAAGCATAGTAGTATGTATTTTGGCAATCGTGGTAAAAGATACGATATTAATGTAAAAGTACTAGATGTTAAATTCATTCAAACTAGTGATGTTTATATGATTACTACAATTTACGCTGAAAAGGATATTATTAAGTTTTGGTGGCGAGATCAACCGGATATTAGTGATATTATTTCGGATAAAACTATTAAAATTCGTGGTACAGTTAACAAACATGAGTTATCAAAGTACTCAAATGCAAAAGAAACCATTGTAAATAGGGTAAAAATCCTACAATTATAGGGTTTTATTTAAAAGGTTGACAGAATCCACTTCCTAATATATATTATACTTAACAATAACATTAAGTTATTATAATTAATAAAAAAGGAGTTAAAATGCCAAAAACTAAAAAAACAAAAGCAGTGGGTACTAAATTTTTCAAAGAAGGTACTCAAAATCAAAGAATCCTAGCTAAATTCTGGGGTACAGGTAAATCTTTTACTATGGACGACTTGAGACACAAGTTAGACATAGCATCTCCGGGTGCAAGACTTTCTGAATTAAGAGACGAAGGTTTTAATGTAAAAGCAACTACAGTTGAAACAGGTGTTGTTGGTAGACAAACTAACGAATACACTATTTCTAAAAAAAGAGTATTAGTATAATACTTACTAAACTAGATTATTGGGCCCTCTATTGTATTGGGCCCAAATCTATGAATAAAAGATCAAATAAAAGGTTGACAAGTAAGATGTCTTACTGTATACTGTAAGTATAGTTAATAAAAAACAGGAGTTTAATAAATGGCACAAATGCAACTAAAGAAGGCTCGCAAGAATCGTAAAGGCGAGACAATTGTAGAAGTTCTTCCTAATAATGTGAAGGACAATCCAAATGAAACTGATAATCAAATTATCGAGCGTATGCGTGAACGTTTTAGTATACTAGATGATATGACGCAAGCGTCAATTGATGGTGTTGTGCGTGGCATGGTTGTAACAGGCCCTCCAGGAGTTGGTAAATCATATGGTGTTGAACAAGTACTAGAAAAAAATAGTTTGTTTGATACACTAGCAGGTAACAAATTGCGTTTTGAAGTTATCAAAGGTGCCTCAAGTGCAATTGGTTTGTACAAAGTACTTTACAATAACGCAGACAAAAATAGTGTTCTTGTATTAGATGATTGTGATACAGTATTGTATGACGAGACAAGTCTTAACTTGCTTAAAGCGGCACTTGATTCTTGTAAGAAACGTAAACTAAGTTGGAATACAGATAGTGCATTGCTAAGACGTGAAGGAATTCCAGATACTTTCGAATTCCAAGGTAGTGTTATCTTTATTACTAACCTTAAATTTGATAATGTACGTGGTAAGATTAAAGATCACTTAGCGGCTATTATGTCACGTTGTCACTACTTAGATCTTACAATGGATACAATGCGTGAAAAAGTATTACGTTGTAAGCAGATTGTTGCAGATGGTATGCTTAATGAGTATCAGTTTACAGCAGAAGAACAAGATGACTTAATGGGCTTCATGTTTGATAACAAAGAAAAGATGCGTGAGATTAGTTTGCGTATGGTTACTAAACTTGCAGATCTTAAAAAGAGTTTTGGTGAAGACAAGTGGAAACGTACTGCAGAAGTTACATGTATGCGTAGAGCATAAAAATAAATTTTAGAAAAAGCCCTTCGGGGCTTTTTTTATGACATAAATATTAATATGGAATTTTTATTAAAAGCAATAATTGGCGGACTAGTGATAGCAGGTGTTGTTACAGCCGCAGAACGAGGCAACCCTACAATGGGTGCTTTAATATTAGGTATACCAGCGGCATCGCTTGTTAGTATTACCTTTATGCATTACAGTGGAGTACAACCAGATGTATTCTCACAACTAGCAAAAGAAACAATTTATTTTGTTATGGTCAGTTTAATATTCTTTCCAATTTTTGCGTATATGGTTTTGCATTATAGCTTCTGGCTATCTATGACACTATCATTGACAATCACACTACTTGCCATTTATGGCCTTCTAAAATACTTATCATAAAAGTCATGTATAACTTGACTTTTTGGCTAAGTTCATGTATTATACTATTATGAAATGTAAAATTGTTTTAAAAGATGAAGTTAACTGTAAGATAGAAGGTCTTGATGTTAACACCCGCCGTAAATGTGAGAAGGAACTAAAGTTCTTTTTACCATATGCATATCATGTGCCAGCATATAAATTAGGTAGATGGGATGGATGCCAAAGCTACTTTACAGTAGGTGGTGTTACATATATTAATTTACTTGATAGAGTACTTCCAACTATTATGGATAATGGATATCAAATTGATATAGATGATTTGAGAAAAAAGTTTGATTTTAAATTTCCAACTGTTGACGAAACTACATTTCAACATAAAGTATGGCCAGAAAAACATCAAATGGCGGGAGAGCCTATTATACTTCGTGACTATCAAATTGAAATTGTAAACAAGTATTTAGAGACTCCACATTGTTTACAGGAAATTGCAACTGGTGCAGGTAAAACATTAGTAACAGCGGCATTAAGCGAACGTGTAGAACAGTATGGAAGGTCAATAGTTATTGTTCCAAATAAAGATTTGGTTAGACAAACTGCTGACGATTATGCTAACTTAGGATTAGACGTTGGAGTTTATTTTGGCGACAAAAAAGAATTAGGAAAAACTCATACTATTTGTACATGGCAGAGTTTGAATAGTATTAAGAAAAGATTTAGAGAAGGTGAATCAGATTTAAGTTTAGCAGACTTTGCTGAAGACGTTGTGTGTGTAATAGTAGACGAAGTACACCAAGCAAAAGCAGATGTGTTAAAAGAGTTATTAACAAAAGAATTTGCACACATTCCATTACGTTGGGGTTTGACAGGTACTATTCCTAAAGCAGATCATGAGAAGGTTAGTTTACAAGCGTGTTTAGGAGATGTAACTAATAAACTTAGTGCAAGTGAACTACAAGGCATGGATGTACTTAGTCAGTGTCATGTTAATGTTGTACAAATGAAAGAGTTTGCAGAATATAATAATTATCAAAGCGAGTTAAGTTATCTTACTACAGATAAAGCTCGAATGGAATATGTAAGTGGATTAATTGAAAAAATATCTGCTTCTGGTAATACTCTTGTATTAGTAGATAGAATTAAAGCAGGCGGATTGATTTGTGATAATCTACCACAGGCTAACTTTGTTAGCGGAGAAATGAAGTCAACAGATCGTAAAGATCAATATGATAATATCAATGAAGGAACTAATCAAATTGTAGTAGCAACTTATGGAGTTGCGGCAGTAGGTATTAACATTCCACGTATTTTTAATCTGGTACTAATAGAACCTGGAAAGAGTTTTGTTAGGGTCATTCAAAGTATTGGTCGTGGAATACGTAAAGCAGAAGATAAAGATAATGTTCAAATATGGGATATTACCAGTACAGCAAAATTTAGTAAAAAACACTTAACAGAGCGTAAGAAGTTTTATAAAGAGGCAAACTATCCATTCAGCATTGAAAAAGTTGATTGGCAATAAGGAAAAATAATGAAAATATTAACAGTTGAAAACGAAACGTATGAACTAGATGACATACCAGACACTATAGATGATTTAAGATACAGTATACTAGATTATAGTAATCCAGGGTTTATTGATTACTACTTTATCCCATTGGTATTTTTAGAAAGTTTTTATGCACCAGCCGCAGTATTAAAAATAGGTGAATACCAAATTACTATGCCATTAGATTGGAGTGTTGTAATTTGTGATCCAAGTGTAGGAGATCCAGAAGTATTAAGTTTAATGAGTTTAAATGACAGAGGCTTTAGTGTATTTGCATTTAATCCAGTAACTGGTTTTACACCTAAGTTTTTAGATATTCAAATCACTAACATTTATACTGATGTTAAATGGTATGCTCCTAAACTTAAATTTGGTCATCTATTAAATGTACCACTACATGATGGGCCAAATGCACCATGTGTACTATTTGTAAAAGAATCAAACAAGT